CATAATTAGAACGAGCCGTATCCATCATTTTTCTAAACTTACCGAATGCTTGATGTTTTTCATCATCAGTTAAATCAGGCGAGTCAATTACATTACCGACAAAACCATCATGTACGATTTTAAAATCTTTTTTTAGTAAAGTCACCATCTTACCTTTTACATTAGATGCTTCGTTTAATAATTCTTCTTCGATTAATTCTTTTAATTTTACCATTTTCTACAGCTCCAATAACGGGCCTTATGTCTTGGCCCTGGGTTATCACAATTATGTCTGGCTCTAAAATTAGCTCTTGCCTTAGGATTGGATTTTCTGATTCTCATTGTACCACCCTTAGCATCTCCACCTTGTCCAAAGTTAACCTTAACTACATTGCCTTTTGGATTCTTTACATACACCTTAAACTTCTTTGCATCACCCTGCATAATCTTACCAAGTTTAACTTTTCTACCTTGGTACTCAGCTTCATTCAAATTATTTTCTTTAATATGTTCGAATGTATATCCATGCCCTTCTCCATTTTCCTCATAGAATATTTCAATTATTTCTTTTACACAATTAGGCACCATTCTACCATTCTTTTCCTTCATACCTTTTTGTTGGTATCCTACCCAACAGGTTCCTCTAGCTTCATCTACAGATTCTTTCTTTTTGAATTTATCTTTGATTCTCTGAAACAAACTTTTAGCTTTCTTATGAGTAGAAGGATCTTTTTGTGCATATGAAGATTGGCGTGCAGTATTTACAGATATCTTATTACCTGACTTATTCTGTACAACCATTCTTTGTGCAGCTGCTATTGCTGCTGGGTTCTCTTTGATAACCCCTTCTTCTCTGTTCTTCTTAATACTTTTCTTCAAGTCTTTTGGCAATGCTTTCAAATCATCTAAGCCTTCTTTTACACCTTTACCACCCATTTGTTTGTAAAGTTTAATTAAGTTGGATAAGTGTTCCTCATCTCTAGCATTGGTAACTCTACCTTGTTTCTCAATTTTCTTTTGAAACATTTTGATAGCATCTTTGAGTTTGTTTAATTCCATACCAGCTTCATTCACAGATTCATTAAAGGGTAATACCTTCGGCACTTTAAATCCAACATCTTTTAATTTATTTGCTACTGCGGTAGCATCTCTTGTGGAATATTTAAATCTTTTCACAAAATAGTTGACTAAATCCTTACCGTATAAAGTTTTACCTTTGTTTTTTTCATAGACACCTTCTTTTTTACTCTTATTCCCCCAATTCTTTGCACCGACTTTTCTACACTTTACCAAAGCACCACTGGCATAAGCAGATGGCCATACATCATAACGAGCCTTAACCTTATGGTAACAAGCATCCTTCTTACCTGCAGCTTCATCAAACTGTTCTTCTGTAAGTCGTTTACCTACTAACTCTTCTAACTTTGAACTCATTACATTCTCCTTCTTCTTTCTTCCAGCACAATGTGCCTTTTGACTAAATCCTTTTGGGTTATTACAATCAATACTTCGTTTGTATTTTTTACTCCACTTCTTCGGCATCTTTTCCACCAAAGGCCTTCTTACCCCAAATGTAAGAAACCCTATCATCTTTTATAGGACCACCTTTAGCCCAAGTATGACAACTACGTTTAGAGTGACACTTGAAATGATGCATCCAACAGTATCCTAAATGACCTGAATCATCTGAAACTTCGCCTGGCATACATTCCAACATTCTTGGTGAAATATCAAATGCAACACAATTACCACATAGAGATTTATTTACATTCTCTACTTCAGTATTCCATCTCTTAGCAACTTTTTCCCAATAGTCACCTGGATTATCTACATCTTGAGGACCATAGTTAAAGTCTCTAGTTGTAATATCTCTATTCTGAGTGTTCAACTTTACGTCTTGTGTTGCTGGTGGACACTCTTTGTATTTTTGTTCTAATAAGTCTTGTAGTTTAATCATATCATTTCTTTGGTTTTGTAGAAACGTATATTGGTTTCTTACCCTGTCCTGCTGATTGTTTACCGCCTCTATTGGCTTTATTCTGTGCTGCTCTCTTTCTACGAGTAGCACTTGCTTTTTGTTTCTTTGTCATACCAGCAGCTTTAGAAGCTGGTACACATTTAGCATACCCTCTCTTCTTACCGCTTGTACCACAAGGTGGATGTCCACCACCCTTCTTTTTCTTTCCGATGTTCACCCATTTCTGTTTGAACCACTTCCTTAAATTTTCATTTGTAAAGTCACCACAATTTACACAAATATTATCTGCAATTTGTTCTAGCTGTTCTAAGGTAACTGTAGTATCAACTCCTTCTTTCTTAACACAATTTCTATATCTCTTACCAAACATAATCTTTGTCTTACGAGTAGGATGTGTCATATATCCTTTTTGACAAGCTTCGTCTAAATCAAATTTTTTCTTCTTAGACTTTAATAATCTTCTTTTATTAAGTAGATGAGGACCTGCTGGTTCTTCTCCCAACTTACCATCTACTCCATAACCACAAGTTCCTTCGTTGGCCATTTTAAGAGCATTCTTTACTTTCTTATCTTTAGATAAACCCTTTTTAATCTTTTCAATTGCCTTAATAGCACCTGTCATATTACCACCCATTATGAGAGCTATACTCACTGCTTGTCTTTGCATAGGATTTAACTTTTTAAAAAATGGACTAAGACCTAGATCTCTCATGGAGTAGCCTTCTTGAACATCTTCTTTCATATGATGTGTTAAATAATCTTTCACAGAATTCATATAGTCAGCTGACTTTGTTATCTTAGCTTCTAACCACTCAGGTAAGTCCATGTCTTTATCTATCATTTTAAAAACAGCAATAGAATCTTCTGCTATTTCTTTAGCATCATACTTAGCCATCTTACCTTCTTTTTTATTATGATGAGATTCTGTAATAGATTCGTTAGCAGCTAAAAAGGAAATTTTATTTGCAAGTTTTGCAGGAGTAGAACCTCTCCAAATTCTTTTAGCATTTTTAAAATGTTTTTTTACATCTTTTTCTGCTTCTTTTGGGTTGGCACCATGTTTGATTAGAAACTGTAGAACTTTAGTTTCTTCTGAACTCATTTTAGCTTCTAAGTAATCTTTAAGTTCAGATACAACTAAATTTCTAAATTCATTTTTGGTCACAGTAATCTCCATAAATCTATACAATTATAAATATGAAGAAACTGAAAAATTATTAGTTTAAATGTAACTCTTTGTATCTCTGTACAGCTAACTCTTTGTGTTTAGCCTCAATCATAATATCAACATCATTACCATAAGTATCAATATACTCGTAAACATAATCAGAATGTGCTTGGGGTCTAATTGATTCGTCAAGTCGTTCCTTACTGCGACTTTCGCTATAGTGGACAACTGGTGCAATACCTTTGGACCAAGTAGAACAAGCCAGTTCCAAAGCTTCTCTTTCTGATAATCCACCTGTGCAAAACTTGTGGTGATGATAATCGAAAACAATAGGAATACCGATACGTTTATATACTCCATCATATAACTCCTTTACTGAATACATTGATGCTTTGTCGTCATTTTCTACTGTTAATCTACTCTGAACAGATTCGGGTAATCTTTCGAAGTTTTTACAAAATCTTTCCATAGATTTGGGTTTGTCTCCATAAGCACCACCAATGTGAATATTAATTTTATTATAAGGTGTACGACTTAGACTTATCATATCAAAGACATCACCATGCATTGTTAAATCTTTTACACAATTTTCAACTACGTGTTCATGTGGTGAAGTTAGTACATTGAAAGGACCTGGATGTGATGTGATTCTAAGTTTATGTGTGTTAGCTACCCAACCAACAGAACGGAGATATCCTTTAATCTCGTCAATATCTTTTAGGTCATCCCACTCATACTCAGACTTCCACGGTGCTAAACCTGATGTGATACGAAAGAAGTTGTATCCATTGAGCACATTCCATTGTACGATTTGATTCAAATCTTTACAATTTTGTAAAGTTAATTCACTAGCATAATCTATACCTTTAGTATCAAAAGTTCTTTTAATCATGCTACGGCCTGTAGTGATTGGTTTCACACCTTTTTCTTTACCACCATATTTTTGTGGATACGACAATTGCATATTAATACAAGCATAACCTATATTCATATTAAATTACTCCATTTTTTTAGTTTCTTTCTTTTCTCTATTACTCTCTCATCTATTTCTTGATAAGAGACTAAATCATATTGTTGTAATAATTCAATCATACACATAACATCACCAACTTCTTCAATGAGCTTTTCATTCATATGATAATCATCACATCGTATGGCTTTACTACATGCTTGAATTAATTCACCACACTCTTCCATAGTGATTGTTAGTAATTCTTGCAGTTGGTTATCCATTTTTCTTTTTCTCATCTAAGTTTCTTGGGTTTCCATTTGAGAATAAACTCAATACTGTTGGTGGTAAAAACTTATCAGCATAATTTCTAACTATTATAAGTTCGTAAAACAATATTGCAGGCACCATAATTATTATGGCTATGATTATTGCTAGTACTTCATTACTCATTTACCGGTACTCCCAAATCCACCTTCACCTCTTTCTGATTTTGATAATCTATCGACTATCTTTTTAGTAAATGGTATTAGCAAAGGATGGATTACTTGAAACAATCTTTCACCAGGTTTAATCATATAATCTTCATCAGAATTATTATCAACAGGTACCATATACTCCCCACGATATCCACTATCCATCACACCAATTGAGTTAGACATTCTGAGTGGTGTTTTATAAATACTACTTCTTGGTGTAACGTAGTAACTAATCGGTACATATTCATCTGTCATCTCTCCTGCAATACCTAATGGTATCAACATAGTTTCGTAAGCACAAACCAAAATTTGTTCAGGAAAGTATAAATCAAAACCAGCGTCACCTTTGTACCCTTCAGGTTTTATTTTCCGTACATGCGACCATCCCTGACTTGTATCATAGTATCTTCTAACTGACTCGTTTATTATTTTTATATTTAAATTTACCATTCTTCTCTTCTCCCAAAGTTATTTTTTTCAATTCTCATTTTTAAATGTCTACTATATAAGTATAGTTGTAAAGCTTGATATACCAAATTAATTATATCTTCAAAAAACCATTTTATCTTTAGTAAATAATACATCAGCTTCGTGGCATGTTATGTTTAACACTCTTCAGCATATCCATATAATACATTTCTTTTGCAACCTCTATTATTCTGTCAAACTCCTCGCCAGTCAAGTTTTCTTTCATACCACTAAAAGATTGTATATTGTAATGCTCCATTATCAAATCAACTATTGTAGAATCCACATCGTGTTTTAATTTTTTCTTCATAATCAATCTGGTAGTGTTAATCCAAAACCATTCAAAAGGTCTTCTAAATCATCATCCGAATCTTCAAACTTACTAAGCATATCATCATATGACGGCATGGTTTCTAATTGTTCGATAAAACGCGATAAACCATCAATATCTTCATTTCTATTTTTTAGAACATAGAGACATTTCATAATCTTATTTAGTTGGTCACCAAATAATATATAAGCTTCTTTTTGTGGAAACTGTTTCACTACCAGTTCCTCAAATCATCTCTGTATAACCAAAATGTCAACAATAATATTGCTGCTGCTAATCCTAATCCTAATGTCATTTACTACTCCTATATGCTATTATATCTTCTACCCTATGTTTATTTCCATTTGTGTCGGTAAACATCTCTGGTAATTCTTCATACTTATATGTAGGAAACTTACCATGTGCATTCATAGTTCCCTTTAATCTATATGGTGGACATTCACTTAAATCACAATTATCCCATTGTACCCAACCAGTACTTGTGGGATCGTAAATCTCACACATTGGTTTTGAATCGTTAAATAAATGTCTTTGTGCTAATGTTATTTTCATGGTGCTATCCTATATCCATAATGTTGTTCTACCCAAGTTCGTTCTACATAATTTTCATAAGAGTCCACACTATAGGTATATTCTGGTTGTTGATTCACATGCCAATGAACCCACACCACTTTACGCTCTTCATCTTTTATACAAAATAAGATGTTCTTTTTCAATTTGGGTTCTTTTCTAAATATGTGTATGTTACCTGTAATCTTATCTTTGATTTCATAAGTCTTTACTTCGGGTATTGCAACTTCACTTGTTCTATACAAATTGTAACAATGTCCACCGAATAACAATCCTATTACTATTAAAACTTTATACTTCATTTCCAAATCCCAACATTCCAAGGTTGTCTTGGTTTGTATCCTTTTTGTTTTAGTTCCTTTGCGAATTTAGCTGATTGTCTAATAATCAACCACTCTTTAAATCTTTGCCAAATCTTTACCATTTCCAACCATTTCTTATTTGCATAATAAGTATTAAGATAATAGCTCCAAAAACTAAATAAATCATATCTGTATCTTTTGTAATTCTTTAGGAACATTTTCTTTCATATAATGTTGTATTACAAATGCTTCTACTATATGAGTAAAAAACCAAAAGAATGTTAGTAAAGGAATAAATATTCTAAAATCCATACTTAAATAGCCAACGCCCAGCCATGTTAAGAATAGCATAGCTACTGTCTTAGTTAAAAATCCCATACCTGTAAATCCCAATGACATCATATTACCACGTTGTGTTACCACATACAATCCAACAATCATATGCATTAGGTTTAAAATTATCGGAGCAAATACTCCTAATACGATGTACTCAATCATATTCCCAACCCCAAAAGTTAGAAGCACCTGTGTAAGGTATTCTGATTAAATGATACATCCTACCATCTATCTGAAATAATCCAGCAGACTTCTCAGGATTCGATATCTCAAATGCTACTCTCTTATAAATAATTTCTAAGGTTTCTTCTTTTTGTGGTTCTGGCATACTCGTAATACTTTGTGGAAATATCAATTCAATACCCATCTCTAACCTACAATCAGGAACAGGATCTAATGGTACGATTTGATAAGGAACTAATTCAGGTGGTATTGGTAGTAACTCAAAATCTGAATCGACATTGTAATTAAATGTTTGCCCTCTAAGTTGAGTTCCAAATATAAAAGCAAGTATTGCTATTATAATATGTATTTTAGATAAATTCTTCATTTCAGTTCTCCTTAAAGATTACTAATTTGTATTAAGATTATAGCTAATGCTAGTAAAAGACTAATCATAGTTTTTAGTGTTGGTATTTCACCTATAAGACTCCAAGCTAGTAAACCAAATATTATTGTACTAATACCAAATCCTGCCAACCTCATATTCCAAAAAGCACCAAAGTGTTCGTAAGACCATTTTGTACTCCAAAAGAATAATGGTGCTATAATAATACTTGTTAGGTATAACCACCATATAGATTTCAGAAATGGTTTATCAGGCCAAACAACCCAACCTTGCAACTGAAAGAAAGCGGTTACACCACCAATAATCTGTGCCACAATAGCCCAATACAATTTATTAGTTAGAAGTTTTTCCAATCTGACTCCTCTACTGTTTTCAGTATTCCTTCGATAACTTCTTTTGCAATATTAGGATTGAATGATATACCTTTTTTTGTAGGTTTCATTTCTCCATTATCATCGTACCAAATTCTCAAATCAATAAACTTGTGGCCTTCATATTCAGACTCAGAGATTCTAATTGTCTCTCTTCTATTCTTTTGAATTTCAATCATTCAACCACCTTAAAGTAATGTTCAGTACAATTGATATGTTTACCATTTATATCCTGTATACCTAGCCTAACAGTATACATATGAGTATCTTCATTAGGTACAGCAACTATAGTTCCCTTTCCAAGTGAAGATGCTTTGAATTCAACAACATCATTTATTTTTATTTTGTCTTTCATTTTACATCCTTATAAGTAATTATTTCTACCATATTTCCATAGCCATCATGTTCGTATTTAGAACGGCTACCATCCCTATGTACATCTCCACCTTCTAATTCATCATCTATAATTGCAATATGTGGTGGGTGTTCTGCGGGTAATACTAAAGCTAGTTTTGTGTTTTCAAATTTTAGTAAGGCCCAAGATTGGTCTTCATATTCTACTTCACAATTAAAATTCTTTTTATAAAAAGCTACACCTCTAGCTATATGTGTAACTTGTATAGCAACGTGGTCTATATTATCTAACTGCATAATGTCTCCTAAAAGATTCTGATAGTTCTGTGATGTGTCTACACTTCTTTCTATAAATATAACCTTTACATTGACAACTGTATTTTTTATTATATTTATCCCATTCTACAATATATCGCTTACCATTAGAACCTTCCATAGTCCATTGGTTATCCTCAATAATAACTCCATCAAAAGTGTCTATAATTTTTTCTAATAGATTCATTATAATAATTTAGCCAATGTTGGTGATGTATTCATAACCTCATCAAGTGTAACATCTTCATCAGAAAATCTCTCCATTGGATCTAGACTTTTTTCGGTTAAGATGCGTTTTTCAATTTCGTCTTTTAGATGGTACAAGTCACATCTTGCACCATCTATATAACCCTTGCCTTCTGAGTTAGCATCATACTCAGGTAGGTTGTAGTAAGCATCATCTAACTGACCTTCTATATCTACAAGCCTATCTAATATTTCTTTAAGCAATTGCAATCTCCGGTATATCTCTATCTAAATCAATTTCAGTTCCAACGGTTACATCATCCAAAGTACCACACATCCTATCTTCCATATCATTCTCTAACCTAGCCATCAACTTATCTCTACCTTCATGACTCATCCAATTAACCCTATGGAACTTTTCATTAACCCACATATCAACCACTTTGATTGAATCAGTAACAGTGCTAAAGCAATACTCCACTTTAACATTATCTCCATTTACAACATACTCATATACATATGTCATTTATAATACTCCTTTGTTTTAGTTATTATATTTAGCAATTAAATAATCAAAAAATACATCCACAACCGTGCCATCAACTACTTCACCGATACAACTAACTGATGTTCCAGCCTTATCATATCCATTGATGTAATGTAGTGTCTTATCAGGTTGATGATCTTCAAATGGTAATTCGGTTTCATCACCAACTGTCCAATCGATAGAACCAACTATGTCCCATCCTTTAATGTTTATTGTTTCATGAGCTAATTTGTGTATCATATTTTTCCTTTTCATTATGTTCAAAGCTACAAAAGAATTGCAATACAAGTCAAGTCTTTTCTTTATATTTTTTAAGTTTTTCTTTATCACTAATATCTAAATCTACAACACATTTTAAGCAAAGAGTGGGATAGAATAACATTACTCCATCCAACTCTTTTTTACATACTTCACATTTAGTCAAGATACCACTCATCATCAGTTTCATCAAACTCCATTACATCAGATGACTCATAATCACCTGAGTAACCATCTTTCCTCTCATTGAGAAGATAATCAACATAGTCGCTGTTATCAGCGATTAGTTCGTTACTGACTTCTACTTCGTCAGCCATCATATCTAAGATAGCTTCATCTTTTGGATTTGTCATACTTTACTCCTTATAAGTAATTAGGCCCAGTCCATCTGAACCAATTTGTGTTAGTGTCAAAAATACTTCCTCTAGCCCATTTAGCCGGAGCTGCCCAGCCAGCGGCTTTGAAGACATCACCTTTCCTATGTGGTATACCTTTGTGAACTCCATCATCATTCGCGATGAATCCCCAAACAGAACCTTGCGTTAAAACTTTTGTATACTTCCTGCCTACCTTAGTCCTAATACCCCCATTGAATCTTGTTATACCTTCTTCCCAAGTAGTCCACTTAGCATAGTCGGTTTTAATACCTTCTAGTAAATTATCTACAGCCTGATTAAATTCCATGAGCCAACTCCGCTTTCATTTCCAAGTGTTCAGCTTCTTCATCTGTCATCTCAGGTTCCCTACCGATGATAGCATCTATCTCTGCGAAGAACTCATCCATATCATTTTGTATTTCTTCAAAAATTGTTTTCATTATTTTTTCCCTTTATTTAACGGCTAAAGCTACAAAAACTTTTGCTAAAAGTCAAGTTCTTTTTTGAATTTTTTTATTAAATTGTTTAAAAAGTTTATTACAATATACCATCTGTCCTTTAGTCAACTTACCTGTTCTTGATGCCCACCTCTTCATACTATCTATGACTTCCTGCTTTTCCATTCTATATAACTTGTGGTAATCACACTGCTCTAATTTTTTGGACAACATATCCATCTTATCCATAATCTGTAATCTCTTTGTCCTAACTTCAGGTTGATTCAACCTATGATAGTTATTAATAATTTTTTGGATACTGTTTTGCATCTTACCTGTAATCCTTCTATCAGATACTAATGCGACATGCATATCAGCTACAAAGGTATGAAAGCTACCTAACGATTTACAGTAGGGCTCATCCATAAGTACAGTTCTAAGAGCCCTAATCTCTTTTTTAAATGTTTCTTTATTACGCATTAACTATATAAGGCTTATCCCACTTACCAAGGTTAACAGAGATATACCAACCGACATCAAAGTAATCTGTCATTATATCAGAGTTATCGTGGTTTCCATTATTCATCGCTGGAATAACTTCTGATAAGAAAGCAAGTGCTTCAGGATTATCTTTGAAGTGGTCTTGATACCAATACTCATTTATATTTCTAATAGTCCTACCATCCTGACCAACATACTTAAAGTCGATAGGACCAGATTGAAGAGTCAACCTCAAAGTAGAGTAATTATCAACAGAAAGAGTTCCTTTCATATTATGCTTTTTCAAAGCCTGTTTAATATTTGGAGCTAACTCTTTTTTCTTTTCTTGATTCATATAAGCCATTATTTGTTTCCTTTTACTTTGTTGTTTCTAAATATTCTTCGATGACTTCCCTATCTTTTAAATCAGCCAAGTCATATAACTCAAAACCATCCTCATCAAAACCACCCTCGTCATAGAGAATGTGTGTTGCGACTCCATCATAAAAGTCAATAGTTCCATCAGCATTTATCGGATGAGTCATTCCGGTTTTCATATTTAATGCAGTTCCGACACTTTCTAATTTTATTATGTTTTTCATATTTTCCTCATTTATCATGCCTTAAGCTAATACAAAATTGCAATACGAGTCAAGTCTTTTTTTTTATTTAAATAAATTTTTTCTCTCTTACCCATATATTTGCTCCCCACTTCTCACAATTAATTGGTGGTTTAGCCTCATGAAAACTATCTTCAATTAAATTTCCATCAATTGAATTTCTCCAAAAAACAACTCTACCAGCCAATGGTTTAACTTGAATATTAATATTTGGAAAGTTTGTCTCACCACCTTCTTTAACATCATTGAGATATAAAAAAGCTGTCCAAGTTCTTTGACCACCTCTTTTTACTTCCCCTTCATAGTAACCCATCCACGGATAAAAATAATCATGATGTGGTTTATAGTATTGGCCAGATTTATAATGTACAAGTTGCATACCTTCACAATTCTCTAATGGAACTTTTACAGTATCAGTAATCGTACTAAATACTTTGTCAACGGTCTCCATACCATTATTATAATATAAAAAAGTATTAGAGCTTGTTCTGAAATTTTCTTGAACTGGTTCTAAAGTATTAGATGGTTCGAGAGTTGGTTTGCCTAAAAGTATTAGTCGTTTGCAGATATCTTTCGATATAAAGTTATCTGCAACCCAACCAAACTCAATACCATTTTGTGTCTTTAGTCTAAGCAATAGTCTGCTCCACCTCACCCCACATTAAAAGACTACAGTAAATTATCTCATCACCTATAGTCCAATCCCTACCGTGCCATCCACAACCTTCAAGTTCAGGAAAATTATCTTCCCAATAAATCTCACCAGTATCATGATTGTATATCTGTTGAATGTGAACTTCCTCGTCTATATGATTCCAAACCACAGCAAAGTTCTCACAGTTATCTCTATCATTATAATCATTACAGAACTCATCCATTAGTTGAAAGAAAGGAACTTCTCTAAAAGGCGGGTCTAGTTCCTCAACACCGATTATATGATCCCTAAAGTAAATTGTTTCGTTCATCTTAACCCCACACTAAATGTTCATTATTAATCCACTTGTGTTCCCACAAGTGAGT